CTTGGCCTCATGCAGGCGAAAGACGACGGCGGTTCTTGGTTCAAATGGAAGAACTACCCCAACGCCGAAGAGGCAGCTCAAGCAGCATTATTCTTCGATGGTAGAGGAGAAACAGTCTACTTCGGAGTTAACTCATTCGGCGATTGGTACGATGACGAGAAGACCGGCAAGCGCCGCATCCGCACGCAGGAAAACGTGGTGGCATGTCGGTCACTTTTCGACGACTTCGATGTCGACGTATCCAAGAAGGACGCGTACGACACAAAGGAGGAAGCGCTTGAAGGCGTGGTTCTCTTAGCTAAATCATTACGGTTATCCCCAACGATCGTTAACTCCGGCGGCGGGTACCACAGCTACATCCACCTCAACGAAGACATAACGACCGCGGTGTGGGAAGAACTGTCCGCTATGAAGCGTGACGTCACAACGCACTTACAGATTAAAGCAGACCGCGCCGTGGATAGTGACACGTCGCGTATTCTACGGCCCATAGGCGTTCACAACCGCAAGTACGAACCAGCGCGCCCCGTAGAGCTACTCAGGGAAGGTAAGGTCTATACAGTAGACAAAGTGCGATCAGCGTTATCGGATTTCATAACCAACAACAGCGTGCAACCTGCGCCGACCACTCGAAAGGCTGCGAATGTTAGCCCGTTTGCTGATACGCCGGTCGACTACCCTGACAGCGACGCGGAAGTAGTAGCCAAGAACTGTGCTGCTGTTCGTCAGTTTAAAGACAGTGGTGGCAACATACCGGAACCTCATTGGCACCGTGCCATCGGGGTCATCAAGTTTTGTAAGGACGGCGCAGATAAGATCCATGAGTGGAGCCAAGGGTACGAAGGCTACTCCATGGCGGAGACGCAAGAGAAGATCGACGAGTGGACTGTTGGTCCAACATCGTGCGTAGAAATGGATCGCCACGCCGGGTGCATGGCAGACTGTCCTTTTGCGGCGACTTGCAGGTTTCCAGTCACACTAGGCTTTACTGAAAAAGCAGAGTCTGTCGCTGAAGCCAGCATAGACGCTAACGCCGTCGCCACGAAAGCAGCCGCAGCAGTGGGACAGGTTATCGAAGGGCAGCACATCCCACACTGGCCCGCGGCAGGTTACCGTTGGAACGGTCAGACGTTATCGAAAGCCTACACAGACGAAGAGGGCGTCGTCCACTGGACACCGTTCTGCCGCTCGTTCGTATACCCCATTAATCGCATCCAAGACAGCGAAGGAGTATGGAACATACATTGGAAAGCACTAGAGCAAAACGGTCGTTGGCGCGAATTCTTTATGCCTACGACAGAGTTAGCATCCCCAGACATGATGGCGAAGACGCTTGCATCGTACGAGGTGTTTCTCACACGCTCCAAAAACGCGAGAAATAATATGGTTGATTTTGCAGTAGAGTTAATCGACACGCTACAGAAATGGCGGGTCGAGACTAAGACGGTTGCCCAGTTCGGGTGGAACAAGGAGCGTACAGGCTTTGTAATAGGCACCAAGGAGCTGAGCCTCGACGGTGAGCACGATGTTCTCTGCGACCCAAGTATGCCACAAGATATAGCCCTCGACTTTGGGCGCAGTGGTACGCTTGAAGAGTGGACCTCAAACATAGACAAGCTGTACAACCGCCCCGGCGCGGAACCATTCCAGTTCGCTCTCTGCCACTCTATGGGCTCAGCCCTTGTTGAGCTGATGGGGTCGAGTAACTGGCACGGCCTGCCTTTGGCGTTCACAGGTCACGGTGGCACAGGTAAGTCTACTGCCGCTAAGATCGCGTGCGGCTTCTATGGCAACCCACGGCACATGGAACGTCAGACTGGTGAGCAAGGATCTACGCTCAACGCAGCGATCAAACGGATTGCGATCATGGGCTCTGTCCCAATGGTCCTCGACGAGTTCTCAGGACGATCTCCAGACGAGCTAACTCGTACCGGTTATGCGCTGGCTAACGGTCGGGACAAGGAACGACTGGGCACCACGGGCAAGTTCAGTACCGTCGGCGGGCAGTGGTTTAAGAACAGCTTCATCACATCGAACGACTCGATCATGGAAAGCATTAGTAAGCTGCCAGCAGGTTATAGAGTTGAAGCTACGCAGCTACGTTTCTTTGAGGTGTCATTACCAGCGGACTACCGGAACAAGGTTTTCCCTGACATCACGCAGGAGTTCGTCGAGAACCACATGGACCACGTTTACGGTGAGGCTTGCCGCCCGTACATCCGGTTCATCATCGAGAACCAAGACTGGGTACGTCGCCAGATTGTCTCGGCTCGTAGCAAGTTCAACCCGAAGTCGGAAGAAGACAACAAGGAACGGTTCTACCGAGACACCATTGTGACTGCGCTGGTGGCAGGTAAGATCGCACACAAACTGAATTTGGTTCAGTTTGACATGGACGCCATGAAAAAGTGGGCGCTAGGTCAGGTCCAGACCATGCGTGAGAGCCGTCGGGAAAACAACCTCGACATTAGTGAACAGCTTGCTGCGTTCATTGCTACTCTGCCGGGTCGTTTGATTATCACTAAGCACTTTGGTGATAACCGCTCCAAGGTCAAAGAACATCCGATGGAAACTATGCGCAACCCCGCAGTGGGCCGTGTATGTACCGAGGACAAGAAGGTCTACGTCACAGTCAAAGCAATCGCTGACTGGTGCAAGGAGCACGGCGTGGCACCTGCTGCCGTCAAGGAAGAGCTAGACCGTGCAGGTTACTTAGTGTTCCAAGCGGATGGCACGTTTAGCCCCCGCATTACTTTGGGTTCTGGCACTACTGTCCCGAGTGGCCAGTCTCGTTGCTACGAACTTAACTTCACGAAGTTCTTCGACAGTAAAGCGCTGTCAATTGTGAAAACTGAAGAAGGGGTTGCTACTGAATCCCAAGCGGGCGGATAAGAATGGCAAGCAACATGACCACACTCGAAGCAATGATGATCGACGCAAAAAGCTGTAACGCCAGAGCGCGTCGAGTGTGGGGCAACACAAAGTTCCGTGACATGGGTGCCAAAGCATTAGGGGGGCGTCCTAAAACAACCCCTCCGCGTCCTATGACGCCCCGGTCACGGTTAATAAACAAACTGTTGAAGCAAGGGATGGAAAGTATCGCCATCGCAGAACTTTTGGAGGCGTCCCCTAGTGCAGTAGGGGGGATGATCCAGCGGTGGGGGCTCCCTAGGGATTAAACTAAAATGATCACTACAAAGAACATAACAGCGGAGAAAGGCACCCAGCAGACCCAAAGAGGATTGAATAATGAAAAAGCTCGTAGATGACATCACAGGCTACACGTTCACGTACCGCGCTGGAATACCACACAGGCACCAAGCTGTGGCATCTGCTGTACGGTACGACTGGTCGCGACCCAAGCTCCTCGAGCCGCAGGCCAAAGCGATCTTCCACTTGATGGTGGGCGTCGACGTCCAACCGATGATCTTGGAGAACTAAACATGACAATACTTCAGGTTATGATCCTGATTTCAGTGATGATGTTCTGCGCTCAAGTCGCGTTCAACGTACTGGTTGACGAAATGCGTTGGTACTGGGCAGTCTACAGTGCCGTCGTAATATACAGCTTGGTGGTTGTGCTGCTGGCAGTGCTGGCGAACGTTGACACGATATTCCCCCAAATACTTCTCAAGGTGTAGACGATGATCAAGTTCAAACGTTTAACAGATACAGCAGTAATACCAAAACGTACCACCGCAGGAGCCGCAGGGTTCGACATCTACTCAGACCAAGACCTCTCCCGAGTTCACTTCGGGCAAGTAGCGAGCATCAGTACTGGCATCGCAGTTGCCGTACCAGATGGGTTCGTTGGTCTCATCAAACCACGTAGTGGGCTGGCCGTTAGCCGAGGCGTGGACACTATGGCAGGTGTAATTGATTCAGACTACCGTGGCGAGATCCGCGTTGTGATGACGGTTCACAGTACAGACATCGTGCCGTTTAGAGTTGAGCGCGGTGAGCGTATCGCACAGTTAATTGTAGTGCCGGCAATGCTGGTCTCGACTGAGGTGAAGGAGCTGGACGACACCACACGGGGCAAAAAAGGTTTTGGTTCAACGGGGGTCAACTAATGGCCCGAGCAGCCCCACTCAAAGCCCGGTGTTACAGCTGTGGCAAAATCGTAGCAGCACCCCTGTACCTCAACCACAAAAGCGGCAAGCGCCACAGCAGCTGCATACCGTGCGAAGATAAGTACAGGCAGATCACAGCGTGCAGCGAAATAGGCCGACCCGATTATTCGAAACTAAACTCACTATGGAGAGTAACAACATGAACTACGCAAAGGTAACACCTGATAGTTTACGGTCCGATGCAGAGAAAATGTACGCTCGTGCAGATGCGTTAGAGCAGAAGCTAAAGTTCTTCGATGGTAAAATCTGCGAACTGTGCGGTGGAACAAAGCGCCACACAAGAAGCGCACGTTGCGTGAATACCCGAGACCACATCGACAATTCTTTGCTTGTAGAAGATCTACGGCATCCCCGAACAGATCAGCTCAGCACGAGGAAGTGGTAGCATGACGCCGCTCCCTAGAGGTGAAGACTAGAAACCATGTCTGACATGTGGTTGGGCGCAAGATGCGCGTATTGCTCTGTTACGGCGATACTCTTGTGCCCCGCCAGTACCTGCACTGTGCGCAACGGAATGCCTTGCATCACTAAGTGACTAATGAATGTATGACGTAGTTCGTGAGGCACTGCATCAAACCCCGCCTTATCGCACGCCTTCTTAAAGTACCTCCTCAACGTAGTGATATTTACCCTCGGCAACACGTAACCGTCGTTGCGACCCCTCAACTCCGCCAACGCAGATCGACATCCCGGTGATACTGGTATGTCCCGCCACTGGCGCGTCTTTGTCATATGTTCCTGACTCGATACAACCCTCACCCTCTCAGCATTAACCCTCGTCCATTTTAGGTTCATAGCTTCCCCGATCCGCATACCCGTGTTGGCCATTAGCTGCCAGATCGCAGCAGTCTCAGGGTCAGCGGTGTACAGCGCGTTTAGCTGTTCTTTCGTGAGGTAGCCGCGTGCGTTAGCATCCAAGTTCTGGAACATTTTGACTGGAGCGATCGTGTTCCTAGGTATAACTCCCCACTCCACCGCTTTGTTTACCAGCGCCTTGAGCTTCTTTAGCTCTGAGTTAACAGTGAGTCGTGTTCGTGGGCGCTTGGACAAGTGCCCCATAGATCCGTTGCGTTTGTGTTTCCACAGCTCTACCTGTTGGGGATCTAGGCTGGCGAGGCGCATGTGGCCGAACGAAGGTAGCAAGGTCGAGTCGAAGTAATAGCGCATTCCTTTCTCAGCCCACGGGTACTCTCCACGGTGCCACAAAAGGTACTGTACGCTGAACTCTGCCACGGTGCAGTTAGACTGGGCGACGGACACACCGGTCCGCGTCTCCAGCTCTTTAGCTGACTTGGCTATCAGCGCTTCCTTCTTTACGGTGGTGCGCAGAGACTCATTGTGGCGTTCCCCGTCGAGGCTCCACTGAATCCAGTAAACTTTCCCGCGTCTGTATATACTCGCCATAGCTAAAACCCGCCTGCATCAAACTGAAGTAAGATGTAGTCGTACAGGTACATACACCTGTGTTCAAGTAGTTTTACCTGAGAAAGCTACAGTTTGACTATCTGTTAACTAGCCAGAAATTAAACAGAAATTATTTGAAAAAAAAGCTGCTGCTTATCTCGCTGAGTTGCAGTGGGTATAAATAGGTTAATTAAAACAGATACTTAACGAACAGCTATTTGGGAATGTAGTAAAACTGTAGTCAAAATAAATATTGTGCGCTCCTACCTGTAGTTCTTCAGAAGGTAGTCGAGAGACACAAAACAGGGGTCATACTGCCCGTCTTTCACCTCGTTTTTAACCACTACACCCCTCCAGTGCTGTTTGTTACCTTGTAACCCCATGAATCCTTCGTCGTGCATATAGAACGCACCAGCTTGCAGCCCATGCAGCCTTCGACCTGATCCGGTATAAGCTATACCGTACTGGAGCATCTGGTTGTGGCCATTCGAGAATGACTGCTTCATGTTGTTAAGCTTAGACTGAATGGTGCCACCCATTGGGTTACCCATGGGGCTATTTGGATTCTTGTGATAGTGCGAGTACAGCACGCCATCAATCTCAACGTGGTGTAGGAACGGGTGTACAGTCCAGCCGTACTCCTCGTAACCCAGATCGCTCATACTCATCAGACCCTCAAGTTTCACCGGGTCGTCATTAATTGTTCTCTGGATGCGATACTCGTGGTTGCCAAGCGTGAGGTCCATCCGCGGCTTGTACAGGGCTTTCTTGTTGCGCTTCTGCATGTTGTTATAGCGAACCATAGGCTCTAGCAGTATCTCCATGCCCAGTCTTGACGCTTCAATGTCGTCTCGGTAACGCATGTTCTCGAAATACTTGGAGCCAGTTTTCTCGTATGATGACAAAGACGGCATGTCAGCGTGGTCCCCGATGTGAATAATAACATCCGGCTTTTTCTCTACTATGTAGTTGCCTAGCGCGCGGAGATGGTCGAGCGGCACGCCTTTCTTAACTTGAGTATCTGGAATAAACAAATGTCGCATTAGTCATACCCTGAGTGTGAATTTAGCTAACAACTTGATACTACACGATTTTCGTACAAAAAAAAGCCTAGCCCAATGGATAAGGCTAGGCGAAAGGGGCGCTAAGGGAATAAGTTAACGCCCGAGGAGAGACATTACTCGAACCGGCTGGCAGCACCTCGCTCCCGCCGCCGCTGAGCGAAAGGCGCTTTGATTAGATCGGATATGGACTGGCGTCGCAGCGCTTTGCTGTCATTCCCGAAAGACCCCCGAAGTCTGTCCTTGTGACCCTGCAAGGTTCGCCACTCGCGTTTAAGTCTCAGCTTAGCCCTAGGGTCGCCAGACTGGTGAGCGTCTATGTACTCACGTCGTATACGGCCCGTCTCAGTGCTAAAGTGCTGGCTGATTTCGTACTGCTGGCTCCGAGTGTACTTTATGTTTTCGACAAGGCTGACAGGAATGCCCAGCGCGTTAACAAGCAGTGGAACCATACCTGACGCTCTCATTTCTTCTGGGGTAACCACGATGTCGCCGTTCTTAAACGACATGCCTTCGGTAGCAAGTCTGTAGGACTCCAGTGGCTTGCGTAAACCTTTTGGCACAAAGTGCTCGATGGCTTTTGACACATCCCCATTCGCTGCGTACTCGGCGGAGCGCAAGAAGTTCAGCATCGTGGTACCAGAGGGGCCAGCAGCTAGGTTAAAGACAATATCTTTAAGGGCATCTTCAGTTGGCTCGATTTCCGTGTACGGGAAAGGTTTGAAGATGTTGTCTTGGCTAAGTTTGGTAGACATGTCTATGCCGATCGCACTGAACCCACCTCGAGCAAGAACCTCGCCGAATTTCCCCGGAACGTTCTCGCGGATAAAACGCTCAAGATCTTGGGGCTCGTCTTCCTCAGGAGAGACCAGATTCGCCAGCCAAAAGAACAACGACGAAATCTCCGAGATCGCTGGCAGTCCCGTTAGACCCCCGAGTATACCGGCGTGGGCGAGCATGTACCCTAGCGTTCGCTTACCCGCAGCCCTTACCTCAGGAGACTCACCTTTAAACGCCATCATGAAACTCTTGACGTAGTTTGCGCCCATGAGGAATTGGTACTTTCGGTACTGAACTGTCAGCTTAGGAAGCTTCTTGAGCAGCAGCGGAGCGTCAAGCGCACCAAAGTTACCCTGCGTGTCTTCCACGATCGCGGTCGCGTACTCCACTGGCGTCATGTCGAACCGTGCAGGGACTGAAGGTTTTGCCAGTGCCATGTCGTACGCTGCAACGGCTGAGGATATACGGTTTTGAGCCTCTACGAAACGGGCTGTTTGGTACAGCTTGTGGGTAATTTTA